GGACTTGTGGCCGCCGGTCCAGACTACCGCGGACCTGGCAGCGACGGCACGCTCGAGCTCCTTCTGCAACGGCCCGACCATGTGATCGACCGTGTCTTGGATCTGCTTGAGCCAGGCGTCGTCGCACGGGCCGTCGAACGGCTCGATGCGGTCGTAGTCGCGCGTGAAGATCACGTAGTCGGATTCCTCCGCGACCTCGCCGGCACGCTTGCTGATTTCTTCCGCGACGGTCTCGTCGAACTCCGACTCGGCAGCCGCGCGCTCGAGCTCCTCGGGCGGGATGGGCGGGGTGGGCTCTTCCTCTTCCCCGATGCCGCCTGTCTTGCCCTCCGAGCTCGGCGGGGCGCCAGCTTCGTCAGCGTCGGTGTCCTCGTCGGGGCCTTCGGCTTCGCCCGCATCGCCCTCGGGGTCGCCCTCGCCTGGCGCGTCGCCGTCGTCATCCTCGTCGGCCTCTTTGGACTCTTCATCCCCGCCGGCCGGCGTGTCGTCACCTTCCGCTTCGCTGTCGGCATCCGGCGAGCCTTCTTCGCTCTTCGCCTCGGGCTCGGGCTTCTCGCTCTCTTCCTTCTTGCCGCCCGCAGACTCCTCTTTCTCGTCGGCGCCAGGCTTCTCCTTCTCGTCTTCCTTGCCGGCGCCCTCGGCCTCTTTCTTCTCCTCCTTCTCGGTGGGCTTGCCCGCACCTTTCTCCTCGGGCTTCGCCTCCTCGGGCTTCGGCTCTTTCTTCTTCTTGCCTTTGCCCTTGCTCTCCTTCTCGGTCGGCTTTGCCTCCTCGCTCTTCTCGTCGGGCTTGCCCTTCTCGCCTTTGTGCGCTTCCGACTCGGTGATCTTCGTGTCCTCCGACGGCTTCTCAAAGGGAATGGACTCCCCCTCGCCATCGCCCTCACCGAACTCGGGCTCGCCACCCGGCAACTCGCAAGTTGGCATGGGTGTGACCAGGATCTTCTTGACCGTGAGCGCCGCCTCGAGCGCGTCGCGGCTGTTCTTCATGTTCTTGAGAATGTCAGGCATCACCGAGCCGAGCTTCTTCACGAGCGGCTCGATCAGGTGCCACTTGTCTGCCATGTAGTCCTGGGCGACCCGCTGGCCGCCCCAGGCACGAAACGCCGGGACCAGCAGGCCATCGAGATACTTGCCCTCCTTCACCTTCGCTTCGGAGTGCTTGAGGATGTAGAACTTGACGACCGCGTTGATGTTCGAGAGGGAGCCGGTGAACTGCTCGGCCATCTTGCGCTCGACGAACACGTCCTCCATGACGTTGTGCATCTGCGCGACACCGAGCTTGCGCGCTTCCTCGAGGATGCCGGGGTCGGTGAACAGGACGTGACCGAGCTCGTGGTCTACGAAACCCTGCACCGCGTCCAGCAAGTCGTCGCTTGCGTCGTCGGGTATATAGGGAATATTGACGCGGTAAAGGACACTGTTGCGGTATTCGCAGAAGGCGCGTGTGCCCTGCTGTGTGACGCGAACCTTTTTCGACGCGAGGATCTGGACGATCTTCACGATCGCCTCGCGGAGAATGATGACTCGGTTGTTGATCTTCACGCGGCTCCCTATGTCAGTCGTGACTCAATGATGCGATACTACCGACACCTGCTTGGACCGTGTGCCCAAGCAGGTGTCGGCTGCTGCGGAAGTTTTACTGATGGACCTTGCTTGGATCGCACACCAGGACCGTGCGCCCGTTCACCACGTTGACGATCACGAGATCGCCGATGGTGGGATGCGTGCCTACGGTGACCGTTGCGTGTCCAAGATCGGTGCTCTCCAACACCTTCATGTGCTCCATGACCTCGGCCAGCTTGCCAAGCCCGACCGGGTTTGCCCCTACTGCCCCAACGAATTGCATCCGAATCTCCTCGCTCTCGTTGACTACCGCATGTAGTTGCGCGGTGACTGTCATTATAGCGGTCTGCTCCCGGCACTTTGGTTCAGCGGTGACTTATTCATCTCTCTTGCATGAGCCCCACGGGTGCCAGAAGTTAAGCAATCAGTGACTTAGACCGTGGTCGGGCAACGGGGTAAATTTGACAATCACCGCAGACTGATCGCTATAATGCGCTTACGGGCATTGACCCGCTTTTTAGGAAGGAGGTGGCAACATGGTGAAGAGCAAACTCACCGTTGCGAAATACCTGGACCAGCAAATCTCGCTCTCCGAGAAGTCGCAGAAGGAGATCGCGGAGGCTTGCGGCTGGGAACGCCCCAACATGGTGACGATGGTGAAACAGGGCGTGAGCAAGCTGCCGATCAACAAAGTCGGCCCGCTCGCGAAGGTCCTGAATGTGGACCCGGTTTACCTGTTCCGTCTCGTCATGTCGGAATACATGCCGGAGACCTGGAGCGCCCTCGAGGAGATCCTGGGTCAGCAGAAGCTCGTCAGCGAGCAGGACCTTGCGCTTCTCAAGGCCATTCACAAGGCCACGAAGAACGCGCCGATCGACCTCGATGACCCTCGGGTGGCGAAGATGTTCGAGGAGTCCTTCGAGAAGTTCGTCGACCGCGTGCTCGCCGACCGGGAAAGCGCCGTGAAGGGCGCCCGGGCAGCCGCGCGCTGATTGTCCAACCGACGGTAGGGAAGGCCGCTTTCGAGCGGCCTTTTCTTTTGTCCTGCCTATACTAGCTGCATGACCCCGCGCGAATTAGTTCTGGCGCAGTTCCCCGGCCGCATCAACATCGGACTCATCGAGGCCGGCGCCGCGATCGGGCTGAAAGAGCAGACCTGCTACAACCTGCACGCCGCCAAGCGATTCCCGCTCCGCACGTTCATCCAGAACCGCAAACCAATGGTGGCCCTCACCGAGCTTATCCGCTACCTCGAGGAGCGCACCAAGACGCCTGCCGCTAACGAGCCGAACATCACTGCCCCCAAGCGCGGCCGCGGGCGGCCTCGCAACAGCGAGCGCCAGGCGGCCTAGCCGAGCTTCTTCGCCACCTCGGCCGGGTCCGGCCGGTAGTAGATCCGCAGCGTGTCGAGCTTCTTGTGTCCGGTCTGGTTGCCGAGCTCGATGATGTCCAGCTTTTTTGCCAGCCTCGAGGTCGCCTCGCGCCTAGTGTCGTGGTAGCGAATTCGCTTGACCTCGGGATGCTCACGCGCGGCGTCTTGCCTGGCGCGTCTGTATGCGGTCTTGAAGCCCTCCTTGGTGAGCGTGAACACCTTCCCCGACTTGCGGGTGCCGATCACCTTACGCAGACACTCGACCGCCTTGCTCGAGAGCGCGATCGTTCTGCTATCCCCGGTCTTGGTGTCCGGGAGCTCCGCGGTCTGCGCCTCCAGGTCGACGTTCTCGATCAGCAGGGCCGCCTGTTCCCCGCGACGCATCGCCGACTCGAGGGCAAGTCGCAGCCAGGGCTCGAACTCGCCGATGGGCGGGCGCCCGCCGAGCTTCTTCCGGGTCTTGTTGCTCGCCTGGTTCGCAGCGACTAGCCACTCGATCACCTCCTGCTTCACGCGCTGCTTGCGCGCCGGTGGGGGCTTGAGCCGCATCACATTCTTCGCCGGGTTGACCGGCAGCTTGTAGTGGAGCTCCTTCACGAGCCCCGTGTAGACCGCCGATAGCTGGTTGATGTGGTGGTTCACGGTCGAGGCCCCAAGCCCCCGGGCACGTAGACGGTCGCGGTATGCGGCGATCGCAGCCGAAGGCAGGTGTGCCATCGCGTAGTCGCCAAACTCCTTGGCGAGCACGTCGCAAATCCGACACTTCTCCGACACGTCCTTGTAGCGTGGGGCGATCTTGTCCTTGTAGACCGTGATGCCGGCGCGCACGGTGAGCCCCTTCGTTTCTGCCTCCTGCCAGGTGCCCGCGCGCATGGCGGCCTCGATCGGCTCGGCCCACTGCTTCGCGAGCGTCTTGCTGCTCCAGGTCTTTCTCTGCGGCGGATAGCCGGCGACTCTCACCGTCGCCTCGACCTGCCCGTCCCCTCGCTCGTAATACGTTGCCATCCGTAGTGTCGGAATATTGTCGGAATAATCGGATTTTATTCGCCGGTGCCTGCTCGCGGCGCGCTAACTTCTTGATTTGTTGGCGGAGCGGACGGGACTCGAACCCGCGACCCCCGGCGTGACAGGCCGACCCAAGTGGTTCAGCACGCACTGACAACGCTGGAAATTCAGGGGCTTTATCTACTGTCCTCTACCGCTTTCTACCCCCGATTTGAGCCCGAAGTGTCGGAGAACTGTCGGAGCGTCAGTGTGTCTGCCAGCCCCGCGCCTTCATGCAGGACATCATAACGTCGTCGCGCACCCGCGCGACGTTGTGGATGCGCCAGTCCGCGGTGGCCGCCGCCTTGTCGCCCTCGCCCGCGCACTCTCGCTGGTCGCGCTCCAGCTCGGACATCGAAAAGGCGTTCTTGTGAAAGTTGACCTGCCTGGCCGCCGGCGCAGCGCACCCCGCCACACCGATCACGACCGCGATCAATAGCACCCGCATCAGTGAATCTCCCTTGTGAAGTCCATCACTTCGGCCTCCGCGTCGACCCACACCATTTTCTTGTAGAGCATCAGAAGGGCGGTGAAATCGAAGCCGGTGGTCGTCTGCAATTCCTCCTCGAACCCGAAAAGCGGTGCCGCGATCCGTGTCTCGAGGAACTCCCAAAACACGTAGTCGAGCCGCATGTGCCGCGGCTGCGCCCGGATGATCGTCTCCGCGAGTGCGGTGAGCTTCTGCCGCCCCTGCAGCCGGCGGGCCGTCTTCCAGTCGAGCAGCAGCACGTCCTTCGGGGACATGCTCATGTCCAGGGCGAAGATCGCCGCGCGCCGGCGCTCGGGACTGAGCGGCTCGAGGATCTCGCACAGATCCGACACGGTGAACGCCGGGTCCGGTTCGGAGAAGTTTGCGTAGGGTGCGTGCTCGAAATCTCCCGCCACCATGCACCGGTAGGTTTCGTGCATCAGCGTGTCGATGTTGCGCCGGGCTTCCACCAGGCGCCCTTCATTCTTCCAGATGCGGAGGAAGGCCAGCAGTTCCGCGGGGGTGACCTCGCTGACCTGGCGCTGCCAGAGCCAGCTTCTCGACAGCAGCGATTGAGGCAGCAGTTTGGCGACCGCCCCGACTTCGCACACCTTGGGCAAATTCCCTCTCCTAGAAAAACGGGAGAGGGAGAATATCACGGCATACTGCTACCGCAACACGGAACTTATGCTGCCTTCTTTTCTTTCGATGCCTGCATCGTGAGCGCCAGGCTGGTGATGAAGCCGGCCGCGTCCTTCTCGTTCCTCTCGTCGAAGTATTCGAGCCGCAGCGTGTAGACCGACTTGGTCGCCGCCTCGAGAATCCACGCCTGCTCGGTCGTGAGCATCATCGCCAGCCGGCCGGCGTGGGACTTCATCAGCTTCTCGATTGCCGGGACGCTTAGAGCGTTCACGTTGTCCCACTCCTCCGCGAAGCGGGTGAGAAATCGCCGGGCGATCGTCTCCGCGCGGCCGCCGACGTAGACCTTGATGCACTCCCAGCCATTGCGCTTGCAGTAGGCGTCGATCTGATCGCGCCCGTTCGGCTCGCACACCACGACGACCGGCTTGCCGGTTGCGAACTGCCGCTCGAACTCGGCGACCTCACCGCCGTAGCGGTTGCCCCCGAACTCGACGTGCTCGACGAAGCCGCCGGCCGCAATCTTCGCCTCGAACTCCTCGCGCGTGAGAAAGTAGTAGTGCTTGCCGTGCTCCTCACCGGGCCTTGGCGCCCGGGTGGTGGACGAAATGAGGGCGGCGAAGCCCTCCGCCTTGAGCATCTTCTCCAGGGTGGACTTCCCGGCGCACGAGGGGCCGGTGAGCGTGACGACAACGGGTTTCATGCTGCTTCCTTTTTCGAGATTGAATCGGTGACCGCGCAGGTGAAGTCCAGCAGCTTGAGCAGCGGGACCTCCTTGCCGGCCGCATCGGTGACCGCGATCTGCCCGCCGGGGCCGATCAGGTAGCGCCAGGGGAACGGATGCTCGAGCCGCAGCTCCTTAATCACCACGTTCTCCCATCGGGGCCGGGAGCGGGCTGGTCGTTATGCGGCTTGGGCGGCAGAAAGCGTTCGAGGATGAGACGCAGGTCGTTCAGGTTCGCGTCTTTGGCAGCAAGCGCCGCGGTGAGAAAGCTCGTGTTCTCGCCGGAGAAGTCGGTTGGGCGAATGCCCGCCTTCCACAACTCGTCCATGAGCATCTGCGCCGGCCCACGACCAAGGGCGAAACACGGCTGTCTCTCGAAGTAGGAGCCTTTTGGAAAGCTGGTGTAGATCGGAAACCACGGTTGGGCTTGATAAGCCCAATCGCCATCGGTGTAGCCAAACGCGACGTTGATCTTGTCCAGGTGCCGCTCGGACTCGACCGTGAAGTAGTCGGCGCGAACATCACCGTAGGGGTTCACGCGCTCGCTCCAACACGTCGCTTCCCGCTCTCTTTCTTGAGCAGAATCTTCATCATGTAGACCGAGCCCTCAGTGGTCGCCACGATGTAGACGGCGCCGGTCAACACGACCTTCCACCACTCGCCAGCGACGAGCGCCGGGAGCAGCGTGCCGAGAATGAATAGCTGCGTGATGAACCACACGCCGTTCGAGCAGATCGCCGCGCAGCGGTGGTAGCCGGGGTCGCCACTATTCCTCGAGCGACTGACCCACGTGAACGCCATGTTCTGCGCGAAAGCGACCACGAATAGAATTGCCAGGTTGATTAGCAATTCCATTTCAGCCCCTCACAAACGGGGTTTTCTCGATGGACGGGCGAAGCGGCTGCAGTGGGTTGTTGAACGTCAGCACGGTGAGCCACATCCTGCCAGTGAACAGCGCCCGCAGACGCTCCCGCCAGGTCATCTGCCAGCATGTGATGACGATGCCGTCCGGCCCGATGTAGGCGGGCAGCGGAAGGTATTGCGGCTGGTCTTTGGCGAATACGACGTTCTTCTCGGGAAATTCGATCGGCTTCATGGAGTTCCTATCCACGCACTTGTTGAAGGACCGAGCGAACGTGCTCGGTGTAGAGGTCCTTGCGACGAATCTTTCCGCGGGCCGCGGGATGCACCATCGCGAAGTAGTCGATGTCCGCGCTCTTGAGCGCCTCTTGCACCTTGCGTCCCATTGCGACGATCGGGACACCGAGCTTCGCCGCGGTGCCGATGAGCGTCGGGCCGCCGGGCTCGAAGAAGTTCACGAACACCGCCTGGTCCGGGTTGAAGTCGATCGCCGCGAAAGCGTCGAAGAGTTGCTTCGCCGCCAGTCGGCCGTCCTTCCAGGTGACCTTCATGCGCTTGGCGGTGGGCGAGCGCCGCTCGCCGACAAAGAGAATCTTGCTCATACCCGCACCCACCGCCCCCAGCCATAGCCGGGCTCGTGCCAACTATTGCAGCCGTCGGGCGCGCAGTTGAACTGGAAGACATAAAGCGTTCGCGTGATGCGATTACGCTTGAACTGCGCCTTCACGCGGGGTGCGATCTCCACGTCAAAGTAGTGGTAGATCATGCGCGCACCGCCGACTCGAACTGCTCCTTCACACGCGGGAGCGAATCCGCCTCGCGCTTGTCGGTGCGCAGCTCCACGTGCCGCGGTAGGAAGAGCGAATAGGGCTTGCCCTCCTCGCTCGGCGCCATGATGCTGTTCGCGCGCACGACCATGATGCTGTTCAGGACCTCGTCGCGCTTCTCGTTCAGCTCCTTGCGCACCTTGTCGGTGTAGCCCCCGCCGACGGCCACCTCGAGCAGTCCATCGCTCGTTTGGCAGACGATCGCGCCGAAGGTCGCCGCGTTCTTGCCGGTGCCCGCCTCGAAACGCACGGGCTTGAGATCCACATCGACCTGCAGCTTGAGCTTGACCTTGTCCTTGCTCGTGCCGTCCTTCCAGATGCCGTTCGGGTGGGCGATGATCGTGCCCTCCTTGCCTTGGGCGAGAAGCTCGCGGTAGTGCGCCATCGCTTCCTCGAGCGATTTCACGATCTTGGTGGGCACCATGCGCAGAGGACCGCCCGCAGGTTGCGTCTTGAGTTGCAGCAGCAGATCCTTGAAGCGCGAGCGATAGGGCGTCCCGCTCTTGCCCTTCGGGATGGCGCTACCGAGCGGAATCTGGTCCCACAGGTAGATCACCAGCTTGTCGCCGCCCTCGAGGGCGCCGCCCTGCATGAGTGAATTGAGCTTGCCGTTGCTGACCTCGCGGGCGTAGAGCTCGCCATTCGGGCCGGTGACCAGCAGTTCTCCGTGAGACTGCGTGCCCGCCTCGAGCGTCACGCGAATCGCCTGGTTGAGCTCCTTCATGAGCGCCGCCGGGTAGGGATTGCCGCCGCGGGTGGTGATGACGACCTCGCCCGTGGTTTCGTGATCCACGTTCACGAACTGCCCGTCCATCTTTTCCTGGCTGAACACGCCGTCGGCCCAGGGCCAGGTCGACAGGTCGACATCCTTGACGAGCGTGCAGCGCATGTAGGGCGGTTCCTCGCGAACCGTGCCGGGCGCCACGCGGTTGACGGTTCCACCCGTGAACCCCGCGCGCAGATCCTTCTTGATGATGCGCTTGAGCAGCTCCGCGCTCTTGGGCGAGAGAAGCTGCATCCACTTGCTGACCTCCTCCTTCGCCGCGTTCCCGGTGAGGGTGCGCTTCGCCAGGGCGTCGAGCATCTGCCAGACGGGGTCGATGAAGAGCGTTTCGCCGGGCGCGAACTTCGGGTCCTTCTCGGGCACCTTGTCCATGCCGTAGGTGGTGCGCACGTCGTAGGCCGCCACGCACACCCGCTTGAAGGTTGGGAAAAGGAGCATCGACTTCACCATCGACTCCTTCTCGGTCTTGGACGCCGTCTTGGCGATCGACTCGATCGCGTCGAAAGCCTGGTCGCTGCTAATGTCAGTCATGGCTGATTGACCCTCAGTGCCAAAAAAACGCGACAATGCGATCGCTGTAGATCCGGTTGCACTTCTCGAACTTGTCGCCGCGCCCCCACTTCCAGTGGTTCATCACCAGCCGGACGAGCATCTGCTCGAATGCGTTCAGGTATTTCATGCTGCGCTCCTCTCCTTTGCTAGTCGTCGTGCCCGCTCCAGCGGGGTTTCTGAAATTGGCGCAGCAGCAGAGGAGTCGGGCGCGGCCGCCTTGACGTGTTCCGGCAGATTCGAGCACGACCCGCCTGTATCGTCGCCCCTCCGCATAGTGTCGACCTCACGGCCCGAGGGGCATGCCACTGACTCGCTAACCCTGTTCGCTTTCTCTGCTGCTGCATTGATCCCGTCCTCGAGCTTGCCGATGTCCGCGTTCTCGAGGGCCGCGAAGCCAGCGGGCGCGACAGCTACCGGCGCTGCTACGGGCTCTGGCCCGCGATTGCCGTCACTGCGCGCCGCTGTTCCCATGTTCCATCTGAATGCTGCCCGGCCGGCCGCGTGAATGTCCTGGGCATGCCGGGCCATCGCGACCCGTTCCTCGAGGGTGGGTGTGCGACCGTCGCGCGTCACGAGCACCGTGTATGCCGAGCCCTCGTGGGCAGGCACGTCGATGAGGTCTTGGGGCTTTGCCACGTCGATCACCACGACCCCCATTCCTTGTCGCCGGAGCGGTCGACTTTCGGCTCGCGCTTGATCGGCGCTTTCGGCTCGTCGTCGGGCTCAGTGGCGATTGTGTGCAGCCCGAGAAACGTCTCCACCTGGTCGCGCACCGAATGGGTCCAGCGACCCTTCAACCGATCCGCCAGGTCCGTCGGGCTGCTGACCTTCTGTTCCCGAGCGGTCGTCCAGGGGCCGTAGCCGCGCTTCTCTTTCGCGTGCTTTTGCGCATTGGCCGCCTTCCCGGCGGTTAGCGCCCCCTCGTAGGTCTTGACGTTGAACTGGCTCGTGCCACCGATGGGGCCATACTCGAACACGCAGACGCTACGGTTCGCGAAGCTGACCGTCCAGATGCGGTAGAACTTCGTCCCGCCGCTGTGATCTGCCTTCGTGTCGCTAATGTAGCCCTGCATGACGCCCGCTTTGCCCCCTCGCGTTGACATATCGGTCTATTATAGTGACTCAGTAAGGCGTGACTTACGCCACCTTGACCGATTCGTTCATGCGTCGGCGCAGCATACGAATGGCAAAGCCTGTCGAGGCTCCGGTGAGCGGCCGCGCCTGGTAGAAGGCATCGCGCGTGACCTGCGGTGCCACCTCGTTCGGGTCCTTCAGCGGAGGCAGCATGCCTATGCGCACGCGAAAGCCGAGCTGCCTGCACAGGTCGCCCGCCTCGATCGCAGCGTCGGTTGCCTCGACCTCGCCGTCCCACATGAACGTGATCTCCTCCACACCGCGCTTGCGCAGCTCCATGAGCCGCGTCATCTGACTGTTCTCGGGCGCGTCCGATAGATGCTTGCCGAACGTGCCGATCGGGACTACGTCGCGCAGCGCCGGGTCCTGGTCGAAGGCAATCTTGATGGCCGCCACGTCGAACACACCCTCGCCCGCCACGATGCGCTTCGTGTCGATGACGTTGAGCCCGTTGTAGAGAAAGGTGCCGCTGCCGGGCAGCGCCGGCGGGAACAGATACTTCGGTTCCTGGGTGCCGAGAATGTCCCGGCCCTGAAAGGTAACGAGCGTGCCGTCCAGGTCGTAGACCGGGAGAATGATCCGGTTCGAGTAATCCTGAAACAGCCAGTCCTCGTTCGGCCCGGGCTTGATACGAAAGAAGCCCCGCACGCACAGACGCATGTGGAAATACTTGGCAAGCTCACCATTGATGCCGCGGTTCTCAAGGTAGGCAGCGTTCTTCCCGTGAACCGGCAGCGCGTATGAGGGCGGCAGTTCCCATGTCGAGGGCTTGTTCTCGACCGCGACCGACTGCGTGCGTGCCGGCCGCCAGCCCGCCTCGAGGGCGAACTGCTTGATGTGCTCGACGACCTGCCGCGCCGGCGGGTTGCCGAGGTGGGCCTTGATGAAGTTCCACTTCGAGAAGTTCTCGCCGGGTGGATGGTCGCCTGCGAAGCAGTTCCCCAATCCGCTCGCCTGGTTGAGATAGACCTTCCACTTCGAGTTGCCGCAGGTCGGGCAGGTCTTGACGTTCAACTGCATGCCGCGGGAGCCGCGCGTGGGCCGATACTCGATGCCCTCCCTGTCGAGGTAGGTCTCGAGATCCAGGTGCTCGAGCAGCTCCGAGAGATCCGTCATGAACGCTGCTTTGCCGCCCACCACTCGGCATACTCTTGCCGCTGCGGGCACCACTCCATGTGCGGCTGCGCTTCCGGCCGACCATTCATCTGCCAGGCATAGCCACCGCAGGTGCAGTAATTCTTGAAGCTCCCAACCACCGGGAGCAGCCACTTTCCATTCTTTTGCGGCCAGGTCTGGCGAATGCGCTTCATTGCCGCAACGAACTCGCGTCGCTCGAGTTCCACAGCGCCGGCGGCCAGGGCGAGTGCCTTCTTCGTCTTGCAAATGTCGAAGTGAGGCATGCTGGCATTCGCCTGGAACCACTTGGGGTCTACCCCGATGCGCACCGCCATTGCCCGCAGCTCCGCGGGCGTGTCAGCGATCATGTGACACATAATCATGCCGCGGTAGGGCAACGCCGACTTGTCGACGTAGACGCTCAGGGCACGACCCCAAACCACCTATAGAGCAGCCGGCCCCACCAGCTCCGCAGCTCCATCGGGCACGGGCCTGCACTGCACTTGTAGTGGGCCGCCTCGAGCTCCGACCAGCCGCAGCGCGTGCAGCGGTAGTTAGCCACGACGCCACCACCCCTGAAACTCGTCGACAGCGACGCCGGTGCCGATGAATGTCACCGACATGACCGCGCACCACAGCCAGCAGATCGGGAAAATGAGAACTGCAACCACACGCCGAAGGAAAAGCGACTTGATCTTTTTCATCACTCCACCCCTAGCACTTTGCTGACGAACTTCATCCGGTCGAGCGCCTGCTCGATCCTCAGCGTGAAGCCGCCTGCCTGGTTGCGGGATGCCGCGAAGTAGAGTCGGGCCTGGTTGATCGTGCGCTCCTCGTCGGTGCGGTTGATCGAAATGATGAGATCCGCGATCCGCACCTTGTTGAAGTCCTCCGCGACATGCTCCGCCTTCGCGACCGTCGCCTTGAAGCCCTCGCGGTTGGTCTGCGTCGCCGTCAAGATCGCCACGTCTTCCTGCATGGCAAGGCCGCGCAGGTTGACGTAGACGCTCTTGGAGTTCTCGGTGGCGCTGTCGGTGCGGTGCTCGGGCGCCATCAGGTCAGCGTAGTCGACCACGACGAGGTCGAACTTGATGCCCTGCGCCTTGTATCGCTCGATCAGCCGACGCAGCTCCGTCACCGTCATGTAGCCCGAGGGCCACTCGTGAATCTTGAAGCAGCCCGCCTTGCTCATGAAGTCCTTCACCTTCTCGCGCACGTCATGCACATGGGCGCCGAGCTCCATGATCGCGCGCTGGCTGATGTTCGCGTCCATCCGGTCGGCGATGATCGTCTTGCCGACTTCGAGGGTGACGTAGAGGACGTTGTGCCCCTTGCCGATCGCGTTGATGCCGAAGTCGATCAGCGCGGTGGTCTTGCCCGCCTTCGCCCCGCCCATGATGACGGAAAGCTCACGCTTGCCCCACCCCTTGTGGTAAAGCTGGTCGTCGATCGCCAGGTAGCCGGTGGTGATGCCCTGCGGGGGTAGCCGGCCGGCCGCGCGCTCGAGCCGGGTGCCGGTGCGGGAGTCGATCTCCTTCCCGTAGTCGTAGGCTTCCACGTCGACGTTGGCCCCGACATCCAGGGCCGCCTTCAACTTCTTCTCGATCGCCGGGAAGTTGCGCTTGTCCAGATCGCGCACCGACTCTTCCATCGCAGCAAGCACCGCCTGGTGTCGGGCGAACTCCGCGACCTGGTCCACTACGAAGTCCCGGTCGCTGATGTCCACCGCCCATAGCTGCTTGATGCGCTCGACGCACATCCGAGCCAGGTCGCTCTTCATCGTCTTGTTCGTGACCGCCTCGCGAATCAGCGTGCCGTAGATCGTCTGGTCCGCGGGGATGCGCTTGTAGCGCACGTAATACTTGACGGTCATGTCGACGAGCGTCGCGTCCGTCAAAAGCTCGAGATACTCGGGCCGCACAAGTCCGTCGGTGCGCGCCACGAAGATCGAATCCCGAAGCGTGAGCGCGGTGATCTTTGCCTGAAAGGCCGAGTCGAAGTCGTATTTCTTGACCTCGGGCGCCGGGACCGCGGGAGCTGCCGCGGTCGCCGTGAGCTCCGGTGCTACGGCCGCCGGTGTGGGTGCCGCAAGCCCCACCATCGGGGCAGCGGCAGGTGTCGTGGTTGTGGGAGTCGCGTGCATCGCTTACTCCGGCTGGCCCTGCGGTGCGCTTGGGGCTTTGCCAATCTGCTCGAACGTCTCCAGCGCGTGCTTGTAAATCACGAGCGGGAACTCGCTGCCGTCGTCGCGCAGCACCGACACCGTGAACTTGTCGCGGGCGACGATCTTGCCGATCACCGCGTTGCCGCTCGTGCTGAGAACAAGCCTCACGGGCGCCCCGCTCTCCTGCAGATCCTTCAGCAGAGCGTCGTGACCCTTCGCCGCGCGGGGTTTGAAATCCCGACGCGGGCTAAACGGCCGCTCGTTGCGCGGGCGGTCGAATCCTGGGCGGGCGTGAAGGGTGCTGTCGCGTTGTTGCATGTCGTTGACTCCTATCGAAAAAGAAAAGAAAAAAATGATGTGCCCGATCAATATAGTCAGGCGTGACTTATCCCAACGTCGCAGCAATGGCTCGGGCACGTTTCATTGTGTCCGGGCCGAAGTGGTTCTCTGCGAAGCGGGGAATCAGCGCCCCC